GATATTCCGTTCTCTTTGAGCATGGCCGCAATGTTCTGCGCGTGCTGTACCCCGGCGCAAAAGAACAGCCATGCTTTGCGATCTCCCGCGAGCCTTATCACCTCTGAAACGACCGCCTCGTTGTGCAGATCGGTGTCGAAAGCTGCCTGCATTTCGCTGTCGATAAATTCACCGCCTCGCTTATGCAAGCCGTCGGTGCTGAGTTTCTCAGTCGTGACCTTGGAGCGAAGCGGTGCAAGGTATTTTTTATGCACCAGCTCCTCGATGCTGACCGGCTCGATCAAGGCATCGAATAGCGCGGGTTTGTCTGTAATCATGCCGTGCCCTAAGCGGTACGGCGTTGCTGTCAGGCCGATCACGCGCAGGGCCGGGTTGATCTCCAGCAGATCAGCGATCAGCGTTCTATAGCCACCTCCGTCGTTGTGGCCGATCAGGTGGCACTCGTCAACGATTATCAGATCGACGTGCCCGATCTGGTCGGCCTTGTTTCGCACCGACTGTATGCCAGCAAAAGTTATCGGCTCGGACAAGTTGCGCTTTCCGAGACCGGCGGAGTAGATTCCGAGCGGTGCGCCTTTCCAGTGCTGGCGCATTTTTTCGGCGTTCTGTGCGATCAATTCCCGAACGTGAGTCAGCATCAGTATTCGGGTCTCAGGCCAATTCTGGAGCGCGTCCCTGCAAAGCTCGGCAACGATGTGACTCTTGCCGCTGCCGGTCGGGAGGACAATGCAGGGGTTGCCATTGCCGCCATCACCGAACCATCTGTAAAGCTGGTCGATTGATCGTTGTTGGTATTCTCTCAGCATATCCGTGCTCCGAATTGTTCACGCAGTGCCGCCACGTTTTCATCACTACTGAGTGCCAGCGGCAGGTTCGCAAGCAGTTCACTGCTGTGATAGCCGTCCTCGCCGTTGATAACCTCTCTGCCCGTCTGCCCGTCATAAATCTCATAAATTGCCGACCAGTCGCCTGACCCGCCCGCCAGTGTCCACGGCACAAGGTCAGGATGCACGACGTGGCTATCGCAACCGACGTGTTGCGCCTCTCTCGGTATGCTGTCGCCCCATCTGGCGCAGTGCCAAGTGCCATCCTCTTTCGGCGTGGAGTGTGAGCAGGTGCGGCAGTTGGCTTGCGTCGTTGTTTTGGTCTTGTGGCAGAAGTCATACGACGGGCAAAACTTGCATTGATACCAAGCTGGCGAAGCCCCCGCAATCGGCTCTGGCATGCGCTCAGTCAACGCAATGCGCTGGCCCCGTGCAACGTATGCCATCGCTGATTCTTCGCACAGGCGCACGCGCTCGGTATAGATACGGTCGTCATCCTTGCAGACGGCGTAATACAAGGCGCGGTCCACCTTTGCGCCGAGCATATAGGTCTGCATTTGCGCCCAATGCAGCGGCTTCGCGATCTGAACGCCTTTGGTTTGCAGCTCATTGAACGATTTCAGACTGTGCGTTTTTACCTCAAGGACGTGCGGCTTTGCAGGTGACTCAGGCACACCAGACTTGATGATGCCGTCGATGCTGCCGGAGACATGACAGCCGAAACTGACCCGGCTCTGGCTCTCACCAGTATCGGTCACATGGCACCCGGCAGCGCGGAGGTCTGATACTGCGGTGGCTTCCTCCATCTGCCCGCGACGGAACAGGCGCAGGATGCGACCACTAAACTCCTCTGGCGTTGCCCAGCGGAATGACAGCCACAGCTTGCGCTCACATACCTCACCGAGCTGTGAACACCCCATGTGGCTTCTGGGGCGCTCTGCGCGGTCTTCGTGCGCGGCGTCAATCATGGCGGATAATGTGTTGATTGATTCTGGTATTTTCATATAAGACAGGGGCGGTCTCCCGCCCCGCTCCTTGTTACTTTTTCGCCCACGGTGGGCTTGCTGGTGCTGACGCCGGGGTGCTCGGGCTTGCTGCTGGCTTGGGAATCGACCCGCCTTCGATGGCCTTCCAGCCTTTGATCTCGTTCGACGGCTCGTAGCCGTCCGAGGTCTTTGTCACCAGCTTAATCGAGCAGCGATTGCCGATAAGCTGATCGGTGTCGGAGACCTTCGCAATGCCGATGGAGCGCAGCAGGTCACCCAACTGCTGGCGACCTATTTTCTCTGCTTCCGGGTTCGGGTTGCGGATATTGAGGTTGCCGAAAACAACTCTCCCCTGATGCGTCGGGCCGGTGATGTCATAGCGCACCTTGATGTACTGCCCGGTGCCCGCCTTCGTGGTCTCAAGGCTTGCCGCTGCGATGCTTGCCGTGTACCAGCCATCTGGCAGCGGCGTGAAGTCTCCGCCAGTGCCTTTTGGCAGTTCGTCGGTGCTGAAGGTTTCGTTTAAAAAAGCCATTCTTATTCTCCTGAAGTGATTGCAAAGGACGGGCGTCCGGGTGTTGTTGTAATTGCTTCGAGCAGGGTGTTCGTGATGCTTTCGTCTGCCGCTCGCCAGACTTTGACATTGATTTCGGGCTTCCAGCGGAACAGGCTCGACAGGTGCTCAGTCAGGCCGTTTTCGATAGCGATTTCCTGAAGGCGGTCGGCGTCGATCTTGGTGTTCAAGCGACCGACCAGCTTGATCTTGTATTCACCAGCGGCGGCGTTTTCGGTGCCATCAAAAGCTTCTGGCAGGCCGATTAGGGACAGCATTCTGTCCTCGATCAGTCGGCGGGCATCTTGCGCTGACTTCTCGGCTTCCTTGGCCGCAATCCATTGGGCTGACAAATCGGACAGGTTCATACGCCACCAATCTTGGCGATGATTGCGCCCATATCAGGTGCTTCCCATGCGTCGAGCTTTCCGCTGCGGTCTTTCGCCAGCCAGAGGCCGTCGCTGTCGCACATGATTGCTCGCTGTGCAATTCCTTCGGCGTCCTTTTCTACGCGCAGGGCCAGCACTTCGTCAAAGAAGTAAGGTAGTTGCTGCCCGACCTTTGCACCCGGCATCGACGGAGCGTAGAGGATCCGCCCGGATTCATCCTGAGACTTTTCCACTTTTGCTGTCATCAGAACGTGCTTGCCAGCAAGGTCGCGGAATGCCCGGATGATGGACGTCATCTGGACCGCCATTTCCCCGTATGCCGCGCGTCCATCTTTGTTGATTCGCTTCTCGTGAATCAAGACCACCTCGCCTATCTCGCTGATGCTGTCGAGCACGACCGATGCGTACTTTTCACCGCTTGCAACGACATACTCAAAGGCTTCCATCAGACTATCCATCGAGTTGACCTCGATGTAGTCGAGGCCTGCATCTTTTATAGACAGCAAGCCGCCTTCTGCTGAGATGATAATCGGCGCTGGCATACTTGCCGCCAGCGTTGTCTTGCCTGCCCCGGCATGACCGTAGACCAGCACTTTCAAGCCATTCACGGCAACTTGGGCCGTGTTCTTCAGTTGTATTGCCATTGTGTCTCCTTGTCATCGCGTTCGGCCTATCCGGTTGCGATGTGGTTTACAATATAACTAATTTATATTACTATGTAAACACACTTTCGAAGGAATTTATAAATATGAATGAAATCATGCAGTTAGACGAAATACGGGAAAAGCTGGCGGATAGGCGGCTGGCTGTCGTGGCAGATGGGGCGCGGCTACACTACAACACGCTGCTGGCAATTCGGGACGGCGAGAAGAAAAACCCGACGTTCGAGACCATGCGGCGGCTGACCGCCTACTTCCAAGGGGCAGCACAATAATGGCAGATTTGACTAACATCCTCGGCGGGCCGTGGTCGCCACCGGCAGCGCAGACAATAATAGTGACGCCGCCAGAATTGCAGATGCGCGACGCGATGATCGCGGCGGGCCTTGAAGCGCCTGACCATATCGTATTCGATGGCAAAATTCACCGCTTCCGCACTGGCACCAAAGGCCGAGGCGGGCAGGACAAAAGCGGCTTTTATATCGGCTTCCTCGATGGCGTCCCGGCGGGGCACTTCGGTTGCTGGCGGCTGGGGCTGGAGCACCCGTTCAAAGCGGACATTGGCAGGAAGCTGACTGTCGCAGAGGAGATGGCGAACAGTCGCCGCATGGCAGAGGCGCGAAAGGCGCGGGATGAGGAGCAGGCGCGGTCGAGGGAAGTGGCAGCGGACACGGTGACAGAAATCTGGAGCAACGCAGGCGCGGCCAGTGCCGACCATCCGTACCTTTCTCGCAAAGGGGTCCAGCCCCACGGGGCGAGAGTAACCGGCGACGGGCGGCTGATCGTGCCTCTATACGACGAGGACGGCCAGCTATCCTCCCTGCAATACATCAGCGCAGACGGAGATAAGAAGTACCATCAAGGCGGCGCGACCGGCTCGCGCTTCTGGAGCGTCGGCGTCATCGACGGGGCACAGACGGTCTATCTGGCTGAGGGCTTTGCGACCGCTGCGACGATTCACGAAGTGACCGGCGCTCCCGTGTTCGTCTCTTATAGTGCGAGCAACCTTGTGCCCGTGGCTGAGATCATCCGGCGCACCCATGCCGATCTGGTGATCGTGGCCGACAATGATGAGTCAGGCGTCGGCATGAGATACGCCGAGCAAGCAGCGGCGAAGTACGGCGCGAGGGTAATCATGCCGCCCCTGCCGGGTGATGCGAACGACTACGCACAAGCCGGGCATGACCTGATCGGGCTGCTGCTGCCGAAAACCGACGGCTGGCTCATACACGCCGATTCTTTCTGCGCTCAGCCCGCTCCTATCGGCTGGCTGGTCAAGCACTGGCTACAGCAGGACGCGCTGATTATGGTCCACGGGCCGTCTGGCGGGGGCAAGACTTTCGTGGTGCTCGATATGTGCCTCAACATCGCGGCGGGCTTTGACACATGGCACGGCAACCGGGTCAAGACCGGCACGGTGGTCTATCTTGCCGGGGAAGGCCATCACGGCTTGCGCGGGAGGATAGCAGCGTGGAAGCAGCATCACAGTGCGGGCGCTCTCGATATGTATCTGAGCAAAGACGGGTGCGACCTGAACACGCCTGCCGGGTATCAGAGAGTGCGGGACGCGATAAGAGGCGGGTCGATAGCTCCGAGCATTATTATCGTCGACACCCTGCACCGCTTCCTGCTTGGTGACGAGAATTCCGCACAGGACGCAAAGACGATGCTCGACGCCTGCGGCAGCCTGATGAGTGAGTTCGCCTGCTCAGTCCTGCTGGTGCATCACACCGGCGTGAGCGAGGAGGTCCAGCACCGGGCGCGGGGCAGCTCTGCATGGCGCGGGGCACTGGACATCGAGATCAGCGTGGTGCCGCCCAAGAGCGAGGACGCCCCGATTGAGATTATCCAGCGAAAGAGCAAGGACGCTGAAATGGCGATGCCGCTCTATGTCCACCTGAAGTCGGTCCCGGTCACGGGCTGGCTCGATGAGGACGGCGAGCAGGTGACGAGCGCGGTCGTGGTCGCCGCTGAAGCGCCCGCGAAGGCTGAGAAGATAGATAAGCTATCCAAGCACCGCAAGTTGTTCGAGTCGGCTTGGTGGGCCTCTGGCGCGGAGGAAAGAGAGGAGCGGCCATATCTTTCTCGCAGCGGCTTTATTGAGTACGTCGTCAACAATCTCGGCGTGAAGGAAGCCAGTGCCAAACTTTATGCGAAGCCGTCACAGGCTGGCAGGCCGGTAGCAGACTTGCTTATCAGCGAGGTAATCGCCGCCCATGAGCACGGATGGATTGTTATTGATGATGCTCAATCCAGCGCGATGATGATGAGAAAAAATGGCAAATAGTTGGGGGTACAAAAGGGTACAGAGGGGTACAAACGACTTTTTGTACCTGTACCCAAAAAGGGGGCAAAAAGCCGGTTTATGGGGTACAAAAGGGTACACACCCCTATAGGGGTGTACCTTTGTACCCCTGCCGATGCTGTCGGGCGTAAGTATGATAATGGGAGGCAAAAAAAACCCCTGCGGCATATGTGCGGCAGGGGCAGGAGCCAGAAGGCCAAGGAAAATGACGGTTAATTTTAATATAGAAATCAATCACTTACAATAATTATGAAAAAGGTAAAATGGTTGTTTACAAGGTAAAACAGTTTGATTATATTACTCCCATGCCAGCAATGAAGCGGGTCAAAGGGGATAAGAAAATGAGCAATCACCAGCCACGATTCAACAAGTATTCAGACGGCAGCGTCTACGCCCTGATTGTTCGCATAGACCGCGACGGCCAAGAAAATGTGATTCATGGTTTCGCGCGTCACTTTAAGTCGCTTGCAGCGGCTGAGAAGTCTGCGTCTAACTACATGGCAAAGCACGGAATGTGACCACAACCACCGCCAAGGACGGCGAAACCAAGGAAAATGAAAATGTCACTACAACTCGAATTCAGCACCACCTCATACGAATTTAACCACGGCCGCAAGCCGAAAGGCTTCGGGTCTTGGGCTTTCCAAGAAGGGCACAGCACCGAGATTTTCGCCCCGTACAGCATGACTCTGACGAACGCGAAGAAGTGGCTGAAGCAGCACCTGATCGGTCAGAACGTCGAAGGCTATTTTGTGGTCAAGGTTTGTCCATAATGGCAAACATGGCGCAAGTCAACAAAGCGATCAGGAAGCGATTCCCAAAGCTCGACATAGAGGCCATCCGGCAAGATGGCTATGTCTGGTTTTACGGGGTTGACACGGACGGCATCGCGTCGGTGTTCGCAAACCCGCCGACCACGCCGACAGAGGACATGGTGCGAATCTGCATCGAGGAGATCGAGAGGGTATGGGGATGAGAACAACAGCGCAGGGCTTCACGGCGATGAAGGGGCACGTCGCAGACGGGCAGGAGATTGTAGCAGGCGGCAAGGTCTACACGCTCAAGAACACGGTGCGGGGCTGGATGCTGTACGGTCCAGATGGGTTGGCGGTGTCGGGAATTCTCCCGGCGGCGGTGGATGTGGAAGTTTTTGTGATTAACGGACTCGGAGCAAATTTATGAGAATTGATAAAAGCACAGCATCAGCATGGGCGAAAACGTCAGGCGTCAAAAGTCTGGCGGACGTTTCCCGCATGACCGGCGTCAGCCGCCAAACCCTGACGAACTGGCACAAGAACAAGGCCGAGCTGTTCGGGGTGGTCATTCTGGGGTGCTTCGCTAAAAAAGATCAAGATAGTGCAAAATAGTTGTTTACAATGTAAAACAGTTGGGCTATTGTACACACATGGCCGCAATTAAGCGGAGACAAAAGGGAAAGCCAAAATGTCCAGATTTGAAACAGAAGCCTGCTCACGATGCAACGGAACTGGAAACTACAGCTTCAATATGATGACCGGAACAAGGTGCTTTAAGTGCAGAGGCGCAAAGGTGACGATCACCAAGCGCGGAGCAGCGGCAAGCGCGTTCTTCTTCAGATCGATGGAAACACCGGCAGAGCAGATAAAAGCCGGAATGCTTGTCTGGACCTCAGGGGCTTCGATCTCATCCCCTAACAAGTGGCGCGAAGTAATGGTGGTCGGACAAAGCACCAGCAGCATGATAGTTGACGGCGTAACAATCCCCGGAATCGGACTGAGCTTCGCCGGTCACGAATTGAGCCTAAGCGTCGGCAGAAAACTGCCCGCTGCGCGAGACACAGAGCAACTGAAGCAAAAACTAGATGCAGCTCTGATCTACCAGTCCGGGCTGACAAAGACCGGCAAGCCAGCAAAGAAAGCCGCATAACCAACAACCCCGGCCACGGACGGCCACACAACCAAGGAAAATTAAAATGATTATAAAATACGAATCAGCAGTAAAAACCAACGCTGGATGGCGCAGTGTCAGCATAACCGCCAAGGCTGACAAAATCAGCGACAAGCGGGTAACCATCACCGAGATCGTCGACATCGATGGCAATGGCGCAAGCGGCTACGCCAGCCGCACTGGTGCAAAGCGTCAGGAGTATTCGGTAGGCTACTTTGCCAAGCAGCAAGTCGGCCTGACCAAAAACCTGTCAGCTTGCGAGGTGTCAGCATGAAAGAATTCTTCGCAATGCTCGGCTGCTGCCTGCTGGCAGTGCTGATCGGAATACTGGTGGTGCTGCCATGATTAAAATCACTTTCTACAGCATCGACCTCGGCGCGGAGATCGACACCTACGCAGACGGCGATTGGGATTTGACTTGCCTCTATGTGCTCGACAGCAAGGGAAAGGTTTACGAGGAGCTGCCAGCGCATATGCTGTCCGCCTCGGCGGATAGAGAAATACACGGCTTGATCGAAAAGGCGCTCGATGAGCTTGAGACGGATTGTGACGGGCCAGACTCGCCAGAAGCACCCGAGTATTTTTTCAGAGGTGTGCGATGCTGAGATTCTTTGGCAGTGACATGAAGCGGATATCCGACACGCCGCACCCGATGCAGGCGATCATCGACAGTGAGGCGGGTTACCGGCACCCGTACACGGCAACCGAACAGCCGGACTCATATCGTCGCTTGTCGGACGTGCCTTACAAAAAAACCTTAGAGTGGGATGCTATCAAATGAAACTTTTGACACTGCAAGAACTGATAGATCAGAAATCATTTCCGACCAGCACACAGCTATCCGCGCCATTGGTTATCCGAGTTACTGACCTGCTTGAGTGGCTTTTGCTTCAGTCGCTGGATGGCAACATCAGAATAAACTCGGGAATTGTTGGCACGGCGCAGGAGGGTGGGGAATGAGCTTGCGCGATGAGTTTGATGCTGCAATTTATTTTGAAATCGCAAAAGCGCAAGGGGTGCAACCATGACCAAACCAAACCAAAAGCACGACGACCTTATCCGCACCATAAAAGTCATAAGAACATGGGCGAGTGTTCCGGGTGCTCTTGTCCCGGCTGACGTCATAAAGCTGTGCGACAAAGTATTAGCCAGCGAGGATGCAAAATGAAAAGCGAAACAAAAATTAAATCTTTGAAATTGACGAGGTGTTTTTATGACCGCTGAACAGTTGGAGAAGTGGATTAACCATAATGAGGATTTGGCAGCAGAGTTTTCCAATGGCGATTACGTTATTTCATCCTACAAAATCCGCGCCCTGTTCGCAGGCAAGGTGCTGGTGCCGGTGGAGCCTACTGAGGCAATGCTGAAGGCGATGCAGATGGCACCGCAAGACATGAAGCCTATGCCGTGGCCGGTGGATAACACGATAGGAGGCAGGATAGTGGACGAATTGCGTTACAAATCCATGCTTGCCGCCTCACAGGAGCAGGGGAAATGAGCACAATCGAGAGAAGACTGCGGGCGAGCGTTGGCATGGATGCGATTAACGGCGATTCCTTTGAGCGTAGCGTTTGCGGGAAGCAAATGATTGAAGCAGCCACAGAGATTGAGCGATTGAAAGCCGCCATCGCCTCGCGTGAGGGGGAGTTAGTCTCTTGCGCTTGCGGCGATCAGTTCCCGGTCGGAAGCTACGGGCACGGGTTCATGGATGCTATCGGGTGCTGTGCAAACTGTCTTGTGAGCGATGGTTGCGCGGAAGCCAGCCCACAGGCGGCAGTGCCTGGAGACATGAGATCATTACTGTTCAACGGATGGCTCGGTTGCTCGAACCACGGGTGTATAGTCCGGGGGAAGCAGATAGGAATGGGCACGAACGGGCAGTGCAAATGTCTTGTCGATGCAAGCCGAACACAATTGCAGATGCTACAAGGCAAATTGCAATCAATCCTCACCCACAAGGAGCGCACAGAATGAGCGAGATTAAGCCGGTTGCTGCCCGCATCACAGGAGCAAAAGCAATGAGCACTTTATCTGATCCGATTCGCGCAACTCTGCTTGAAAACTTTAAATATTACGAGGCGATGGTGAGGAATTTTGGGGAGGCTTATCACGATCACGCAGAGCGGTGCAGGCAGGCCATATATTTGCTGGATGAAATGAAAGCCGCCATCGCCTCGCGTGATGAGCCGGTCGCAGCAGTAACCGGCTATCACGGAGGCCATTGCGTAATCGAGCCGATAGACCGGGCGCAGTTGCTGCCTGTTGGGATGGCTTTGTATTCAGGGGCGCAGGCGGCAGTGCCTGAATGCGTATGGGAGCAAGACACCGACGAAGACTCATGGGATACATCGTGTGGGGCTAAGTGGCAATTTATCGATGACGGCCCTGAAGAAAACAACGTGCATTATTGCCACCAATGCGGCGGCAAGGTAGCCCACAAGGAGCGCACAGAATGATCGAGATTAAGCCGACAGAATGCACAGTCTGCGAGCCTTGGGGCTTTAGCGCAGAAAGTGATAAGGCGAGGAAAAATTACTGCCCTGCTTGCGCGGGGACAGGTCTTGTCTACGCTCTCCCCGACACCCACAGGATAGTGCCGGTGGAGCCTACTGACGCAATGATTGATGCACTTTTTCCCGGCTCGGGAGAGCACACTTGCCGCGAGCTGTACAAAGCCATGCTCGCCGCATCACAGGAGTGGAAGGATGAACACTGAACAGCTAGAGAAGTGGATTAAGCCGGTTGCATCATCGGATGAATGGACTTTCGATGATTTGGATTTGCGCGGCCCGGGTGATTTTATGACACAGCCCCCGGAAGGATGGGAATCGTCCGACTGGCGAACCTGCTTAGAGCTTAAAGCCGAGATGCACAATAAAAAGGTCTACCGGGCTGAGATAAAGCGACTTCGTGCGGAGCTCCGCGCCATCATCGACAAGGGGCAATCATGATTTCCGCCATACTTTGCGTAGCATCAGCAATTTATTTCGAGGCCCGGAGCGAACCGATTGAGGGCCAAGCAGCAGTGGCGTGGGTTATTTATAACCGCACCGCTTCAGATGGCTACCCGGCAACAAATTGCGAGGTCGTGCATGAGGACGAGCAGAGAAGAAGAAAATGCCAGTTCAGCTTTATGTGTGATGGAAAGCGGGAGGATATTTATGATGAGCAGGCGTATGCCAGAGCAATCATAATTACGATTTTGACAGCAGTAAACTTTTTGCCAGACCCAACGGGCGGGGCCACGCATTATCACAGGATTGAATCTCGCCCGTTCTGGGCGCAAAGCGAGAATGTCGTGGCGACTATTAACGGCCATATCTTTTACAAAGGTGTGAAATGAAATTTGACGAGGACTATACAATGCACTCAAAAGACTATTTTAGAAAATTGTCGGAAACGACGACACAAACAAAAAAAGCTGACCCGGCAATACTTGCCGACAAAATAGCGAGGTTTCTCGCCACGCCCGGTAAAAAGATCACCGAGGTTGCGCGGGGGGCTTCTGGGATGACACTCTCTCCGATGGGGATTTGCAGGAACGGCATAAAAGGAGCAGAGAAATGAATCAGCATTGTAAAGCTAAAAGCTGTACGGCAGAGGCTCTACCGTACAGTGGTCTGTGTTACAAGCACACAACGGGGTACTTAACTGACAACACGGCCCCGCCTGCGGCACCTCAACTGAAGGAGAGCTGCCCGCCCAAGGCGCACGACATACTCCAAGCCGCTGCAAAGCACATGCAAGACCGTGCGGCAACATACGACCAGCAGGGTGGCGAAAGAAGCATCGGCAAGACTGTTGCCATGTTCAATACCCTGACTGAGCACGGATTGACTGACGAGCAGGGCTGGCTGTTCATGACCTGCCTAAAAATGGTACGGGCACAGCAGGGCAGGTATCGTGCGGATTCCTACGAGGATGGTGCAGCGTACTTTGCGCTGGCAGGCGAGAGCGCAGCGCAGGAGCGGCTATGATGAAATTCACAAAGCTCACAACCAGTGCCATCACCCCAACGCGCGGGACTCCGAACTCGGCAGGGCTTGACCTGTACGCTGACGCCGATGTACTGGTGTCATCCGGCGCATCAGTCATGCTCGGCACTGGTATCGCAGTTGAGATACCTGCTAACCACGTCGGGATGGTCTGCATACGCTCAAGCGTGGGTAAAGCTGGTGTGGCACTGGCGAACGGCGTAGGGGTGATAGACTCTGACTACCGGGGCGAGATCAAGCTGTGCCTGACTTACACTGCTGGCAATGGAGGGCAGTATATACGCAGAGGCAACGCTGTAGCGCAGTTGGTCGTCATGCCATACCTACATACCGAACTTGTAGAAGTCGACGCCTTGACCAGCACAGAGCGCGGAGCGGGCGGCTTTGGCAGTACTGGTCGCTAAAGCCGAAAGTTTGCTGTAATATTAGTGCATTGAATGCGCCCCGCCGCAGCACCGAGTGCCGCTGGCAGGGCGTCAACGCTCCTTGTGGGGGCATAATCATACTGGCCGGGGGTCAATGTGAAAACGCAATTTCCGATATATAAAACCGTCAAGACAGACAGCCTGATTCCCTACGCTCGAAACTCCCGCACGCACTCCGAACAGCAGATTTCAAAAATTGCTGCCAGCATCAAAGAATTCGGCTTTCTCAATCCGGTCATCATCGACGGCGCCAGCGGCATTGTGGCTGGCCACGGGCGCGTCATGGCCGCGCAAAAGCTGGGCCTGCTTGAGCTACCTGTTATCGAGGCAAGTCACCTTACCGACGCTCAAAGGCGGGCATACGTCATTGCCGATAATAGGCTGGCGCTTGATGCGGGCTGGGACGAGGAAATGCTGCGGGTGGAGTTTGATGATCTTGGCGCGTTGGGCTTTGATCTGGAGTTGACGGGGTTTGCACAGTTTGAGCTTGCCAACATTTTTGATGATGGAGTTCGAGAGCCGCAAGAAAGCAAAACACAAGAAATTGATGTGGATGGATTTGAGTCAGATCATCAATGCCCGAAATGTGGATTTGAATTCAATGATTAAAAAACCGGAATGTGCTTGGAACTTGTCAGACCTTAAATCTGTGCCACAAAACGGATTAAAAGTTATGTCCACTTTTTCATGTGGGGGCGGGTCAACAATGGGCTACAAGCGCGCCGGGTGCGAAGTGATTGCCGCAAACGACATAGACCCTGAAATGGCATGGCATTACAAAGCAAATCACAATCCAAAGCATTATTTTCTTTGTCCCATTGGTGATTTGCTGACCGCAGACTTGCCGCCTGAATTGTTTGAGCTGGATATTCTGGACGGCTCACCGCCTTGCAGCACTTTCAGCATGGCTGGAAGTCGTGAAAAAGCATGGGGCAAAGACAAGCACTTTCGTGAAGGACAGGCAAAGCAGGTGCTGTCTGACCTTTTCTTTGATTACCTTGATTTGGTTGATCGACTGAAGCCAAAGGTTGCCATTGCAGAAAACGTCAAAGGTATGCTGATCGGCAATGCTAAGGGATACACCAAATTGATAATGCAGCGATTTAAAGAGATCGGCTACCGGCCGCAGGTTTTTCTTGTTAATGGCGCCGACTGTGGCGTCCCGCAGCGCCGTGAGCGGGTTTTCTTTTGCGCTGTTCGCAATGATATTGATATGCCTCCGCTGAAGTTATTGCCGCAGCACAGATGGATAAGTGTCGGAGAAGCTACTGCTGATTTGCAGGTTTTAACAAAAGAAGAAATTGAAGAAACAAAGCCAGCTTTGAATGATTTGAAATGGTGGCCAAAAACTAAACCGGGCTCGGATTATGGTGTTGCAGCATTAAGGGAAACAGGCAAGCCAACAGGGTTTTCTACAAAAAAACTAAATGAGGACATTCCATCTAATACATTAACGGCGACTGATATGTTTAAACATTGGAAAGAATGCCGCAAACTAACTTTCCGCGAATGGAAACGCCTCGGCAGTTTCCCGGACGATTATCAAGCCAAAAGCGACAAAATCGGCAAATACATGATAGGCATGAGCGTGCCACCAAAAATGACAGAAGTTGTGGCGCGCGCAGTTTGCCAGCAATGGCTTGGAGTAAAATAATGTCCCGCGCCCCTCATGAGCCAACCGAAAAGATTCGCGCCGAGATAATCGCGCTCAAATCCTACGGCATACCCGTCAAGGAGATTGCTCGTTACGTCGGGATTGACGACAAGACTATGGCGAAGTATTACCGCAAGGAAATGGACGAGGCCGCAGTAAAAGCCAGCGCAGCGGTCGGAAAGTTTCTTTTCGAGGCCGCAAGCGGCGCTGCACTGAGCAAGGGTGCGACCTATTCGGACTGCTTGCGCGGCTCGATGTTCTGGGCTAAGACCCGCATGGGCTGGCGCGAGAATGATCGAGAGGAGCTTCCCGGCGATGCTGCTGATCGAGTGATCGAGATCATCCGGTCGGTGAAGCCAAAAGACGAGGCCGCTGAATAATGCAGCTTGCGCTGACCGAGCCACAGGAAGAATTTACATTCTGCGAGGATACCTTCCCGGCGCTTGTCGGCGGGCTTGGCAGCGGAAAGACTATGGCGGGCAGCACCCGGCTTGTGCTTAAAATGCTGGCGGAGCCTGCTATCAACACCGCACACTATATGCCGACGTATGACCTGTTGCGGCTTCGCGCTGTACCCGGCACGGAAGAGCTGCTGGAAAAGCTGAACGTGCCGTATAAAACGAACAAGTCCACTTGGTCGATTGATCTCGAAGGGTATGGCGATATTATCTTCCGGTCATACGATAACCCGGCGCGTATCGTGTCATACGAGGTGGCGCACTCGATTGTGGACGAGCTGGACACGCTGCCGAAAGACAAGGCGGAAATCGTCTGGCGCAAAGTCTCGGAGCGAAACCGGCAGCGATGCAAGGGCAAGAACAGCATCGGCAACGTGACCACGCCAGACCACGGCTACGCTGGCTTCACCTACGCAAAGTGGGTCAAGAATCCCGCGCAAGGGTACAGAATTATTAAAGCGCCAACGGCCAGCAATCCATACTTGCCGGATGGTTACATCGAGCAGATACGCTCAAACTACGACCCGCTGCTTGCCGATATGTATCTCAGCGGAGAGTTCGTCAGCCTTTCGCGCAACAAGGTCTACCATTTTTTCAGCAGGGCGAAGCACCACAGGGCGCGAGAGATCACCGAGAGCGACAATTATTTGCACATCGGGCTGGACTTTAACATTGGCGGGACTTGCGCTACAGTATGGCTCACGGAGAACAACAAGCCGATTGCGGTCGACGAGTTTATCAGCCACGACACGCGGGACTTTATCGCAAAGGTGCAAGCGTTCAAGAAAGCTGGCAGAACGCTGACAATTTACCCTGACGCCTCGGGTAACTCGGGCAGCACGAACGCGAGCAAAACGGATATTCAATTACTGCGCGACGCTGGGCTTTCAATCGACTGCCCCGCTGCTAACCCGGCGATTCGGGATAGCGTGAACGCAGTGAACGCTTTGCTGTCTCACGATTCAATGTTTATGAATACAGATAAGTGCCCGAATTTAGCCGCCGCGATTGAGTCGCAGGGCTACGACAAGAACGGCGACCCGGAAAAGTTTAACACTCACCCAAGCCTCGATGATTGGACGGACGGCATGAGATATTTCATAAGCCGTCGATTCCCAATCCAGCGGCCAATGATTCGCGCAAGTCTATCAGGAATTTAAACATGGCGACCAACGGCGTAAGAACACAGCACCCCGACTACAGCGAAACTCTCGAAATCTGGAAAGCCTGCGATGATGCGGCTGAAGGGGAATACGAAATACACGAAGGCGGCGTAAAATACCTGCCAAAATTAAGCGGCGAGACCAAGGCTGAATATGATGCGCGAAAGAATCGCACGCCTTTTTTTAATGCCTACTGGAAAACAATTTCAGGGCTGAAAGGAATGCTTTTTAGAAAAGCGCCAGTGCTGAATCCTATTCCGCCCGGTGTTGTCGACTACATGGACGACGTGGATATGGCGGGCACCGGCATTGACACTTTTACGCAGGAAATCTGCGAGGAGCTTTTAAGCACTGGTCGATGCGGCGTTCTGATTGACTACCCGCCAATGCCGGTCAACGCAGACGGTCGCCCGATTACAGTGGCGCAGGCGCAGGCTCAAGGGCTGAGGCCGAGAATGGCAAAATACGAAGCGACCGATATCATCAACTGGAAGCGCCAGCGCATAAACAATTCGATGCAATACACGCTGATTGTTTTGAAAGAGGAAGCGTATATTGGCGACACTGAATTCTCTCAGGACCATGAAGACAGGTATCGCGTTCTTGATCTCACGCCGCTTGGCTACAGGCAGCGCGTTTTTAGAATAAACCTTCGCGGCGAGGATGAGCTTGTCGAAGGCTCGGAAATCTACCCGGTAATGAACGGCGCGGCATTGTACTCAATCCCGTTTGTGTTCTTTGGCGTGGACGGAACTGGCGATGAGGTTGAAACGCCTCCCCTGCTAGACCTGATGACAATGAATTTGCACCACTACGGGGTGTCCGCCGATTGGGAGCACGGCTGTCATTTCCAAGGATTGCCGACGCCATACATCTCCGGCTATTCGCCAAGCGTGGGTGAGTCTGGCATCAAGGAAAGTCTCGGAGTTGGTGGCACCTCTGCGCTGTGCTTCCCGGACCCGAATGCAAAGATGGACTATGCGGAGGTAACCGGAAATTTTGAGGCATTGCAGAAAAACCTGATGATGAAAGAAAAGCAGATGGCAGTGCTTGGCGCACGAATGCTTGAGCAGCAGCAGTCGAGTGCGGAGTCAGGAGTTGCACTGCAACAGCGATCTTCCGGCGAGCAATCACAGCTTGCCTCAATGTCGCAGGTAGTCAGCGCAACGATGACCCGGTGCCTTCGCATTTTCAGCGATTGGGCGGGGCAGAGCGGCGAGATAAAATACCAGATCAGCACGGACTTTCTGCCGGTCGGCTTATCCGCGCAGGAGCTGACCGCGCTGGTGTCAAGCTGGCAAGCTGGCGCGATTTCACAGTACACGCTTTTCGATAACCTACAGCGCGGCGAGATTATCTCGGACAGCGTGACTTTTGAGGAGGAGCAGGAGCGCATTAACTCTGCACCTGCTGGCATGGGGGCCGTGTGACAGCAGCTATCGACAAGGCAATCGAGCTTCAGCTCGATATTCAGCGGGTAGCGGTATCGGCACAGGCCGACGTCATCGCTGTGCTGAAACGATTACAGCGCGAGCTTTTGGCCGAGGTTGCTGGCGCGAATTACACGCAATGGCGAAAGGCGAGAATTGAAAGCCAGCTTTTGCAGATCAAGCGCACCATTGCCGACTATTACGGGCAAGCCGCAGTTGTGGCACAGGAAGCATCGCTCGGCATTGCCAGCGTCGCATCAAGAGTGACGGCTGTATCGCTTGGCGTTTCAGCGGTGCTGCCATCCGCCGAGGTGATCGAGCGGGCAGTGAGCAACGCCATGATTCTCGGAGCGCCATCGAGCGAGTGGTGGTCTCGGCAATCTTCTGACGCCGCTTTTAAATTCGCACAGCAGGTTCGCCAAGGCATTGCCGCCTCTGAAACTATGGGCCAGATCACACAGCGTGCTTTAGGCGTGCTGGAGACGTCCAAGGAAGGCGCGAGGGCGCTGGTGCATACTTCCGTGTCCACCGTGGCGAACGATGCTAGAATGGCCGTATACGAGGCCAACGATGACATTATCAAGCGATACCGGGCGCTCGCTACTCTGGACACCCACACGTGCCTGATCTGCGCCCCGCTCGATGGGCTGGAGTGGAATAAAGACAAGACGCCGATTGACCACAGCCAGCCGTTCCCGACGTACCCCAAGCACATAAACTGCCGGTGCCTGCTGATCGGGCGCGTGACAACCGGCGAGCCGGGAGGGGGTAGGGCCGCAGGTGGTGGACCAGTGGCAGCGAAGACTACATTTTCGGATTGGCTTGGTAGGCAGTCGGAAGAGAAGCAAGTAGAAATATTGGGCCGGGGTCGGGCCGAGCTTTACACAAGCGGCAAGATCACGCTGTCCGATGTGGTAAACGGCAGGGGTTCGCCTCTGTCTCTGAAGCAGTTGCAAGACAAATACCAATAGGGTCTGTGACCCAAAACACGCGCTGGAGGCGCAAACACTATGGCAAAGCCTGAAATTACACCAGAACTACAAGAGTACATTGATGAAGTTATCAGCGGTCTCAAAGATAAAAACGCTGAATTGATCTCGGAAGTACGCAAGCTGAAAGTCGGCAAAGCGATTGACCCGGCGGATATGGAAAAGCTCGAAACGCAAATTGAAACGCTGATGGCAGACAATGCCAGACTTTCAAAGGATGGAAAAGGATTCCAAAAAGCAGCGGAGGATGCCGCTGAAGCTCTCAGGAAAGAATCCGGGTTTACGCAGACCCTGCTGATCGAGAACGGGCTGACGGCAGAGCTTTCAAAAGCTGGCATCACCAACCCGCAATTTCTCAAAGCAGCACAGGCGCTGCTCAAGGGAAGCGCCGCAATAGTGGCCGATGGTGACAAGCGAATTGCCAAGATTGGCGATAAAGATTTGGCGACAGCGGTCAAGGAATGGGCGGCTGGCGAGGAGGGAAAGCATTTCGTTTCCGCCCCGAACAACTCAGGCGGCAATGCGAACGGGGGCGGTGGCAAGAGCAGCGACGGCATGAAGATGAGCCGGTCTGCCTTTGAAGCACTATCCTCTGGACAAAAGTCTGAATTCGCCAAGAAAGGCGGAACGCTGACCAACGATTGACAATTTTGCAAAACTCCGGCAGCTTTGTTATGCTGTCGGAGTTGCTTGAACAGTGGCTGGGCCATTGCATCCGTTCGGTTGAGCCGATAGGAATAAAACCTCTTATCAAATAATCGAACAGGTGCCCTATGACTACAAATACTTTGACTAATATGCTCCCGAATCTGTACGCTTCGCTGGATATCGTTTCCCGCGAATTAACAGGCCTGATTCCCGCTGTGACGATGGATGCTCGCGTTGATCGCGTTGCCAAAAACCAGACCGTGTACGTCCCGATTACTGCCGCCAACACTGCCGGTGGTGATATTACACCCGCGATGGCAGTACCAGCAGAAGCTGATCAGGCGGTCGGCAATTCCGCGATTACGATCAGCAAGTACCGCGCATGGCCGTTCTCTTGGGATGGCGAAGAACAGCGCGGCCTGAATTCTGGTCCCGGCTACCCTGACATTCGCAACAACCAGATGATGCAGGCGATGCGGGCTGCTGTGAATGAGGTCGAGACAGATCTGGCCGCTTTGCAGAGCCAATTCAGCCGCGCAACTGGCGCTGCTGCAACCACTCCTTTCGGCACTTCTGGCAACTTTACCGATGCCACGAATGCGCTGAAAATCCTCAAGGACAATGGTGCTCCGGTCAGCGATAACCATCTGGTCATGAACACCACAGCGGGCGCGAAGTTCCTCGGCTTGCAGGGTAACTATGCCGTGTCTGCTGACGACAGTATCATGCGCCAAGGTGTGTTCCTGACAACTGCCGGGATGATGCTGCGCGAGTCGGGTCAGATCGTCACTCAGACTGCGGGCAGTTTCTCTTCTGGTACTCTGACCTCTGCTGTGCGAGCTGTTGGCGCAACGGTTCTGGTAGCGACTGCGGATTACACCGCTGGCCTTGCCGCTGGTGACATTATCACTCTGGCGCACGAATCAGACGTACATAAGTACGTCATTCAAGCCGTTGCTGCTGGCTCGATCACTATTCAGGCTCCCGGCCTGCGTACTGCGACCGCCGCGACCGGCACAGTGGCGATCACCAAAGTGGCGACCTCTGCCCGTAACATGGCTTTCAACAGAAGCGCAATCGTGCTGGCTACCCGCCTGCCCGAGCGCCCCGTCGAAGGCGACATGGCGATTGACGTGTCTGCCGTTACTGACCCGCGCTCTGGCCTGACTTTCGAGGTCGCGGTATATCCCGGCTATCGCAAAGTGCGCTACGAGATCGCTTTGGCTTGGGGCGTGAAGCTGATTAAGCCCGAGCACACCGCTCTGCTGCTCGGTTGATAGCCCAAGCCCCCTGCCTCCGAGTCAATCGGGGTCAGGGGGCTTCCACGATCACCCAAGCAGGACACTCCAATGGCTTTAATCGTCGAAGATGGCACCGGCAAAACTAACGCCGAATCTTTTGTCAGCGTAGCAGACGCAACGACTTATCACGCTGCGCGAGGCAATGCTGCTTGGGCCGCGCTCGCCTCTGACACGATTCGGGAGCAATGCCTGAGACGCGCAACCGATTACATGGAACAAGCGTACCGCAATCGCTGGGCTGGCTATCGAGTAACGAGCACGCAGTCGCTTTCATGGCCCCGCTCTTGGGTGCCAATGGAAGACGTCGACTACATTGCTACCTACTACCCGAATGACGCTGTGCCGGTGCTGGTAGCCAACGCTTGCGCGGAGCTGGCGCTGAAGGCGGCGACCGCCACACTACTATCAGATCAAAGCCAAATGGTCACCAGCGAGTCCGTGGGGCCGCTGGCGGTCACTTACGACAAGTACAGCAATCAAGAAATTCGATATGCGTCTGTCGATGCTATGCTGTCGGCAATGTTTGCGAATGGCGGCTCGTCTATCCAGATGCGGGTTGTGCGAAAGTGAGTTTTGACTACGCCAAGGCTCAAGCTACAGCAACAAGGCTGCTGACAAAATTCGGGCAGACAGTGACGCGCAGAACTTACACGGCTGGGGCGTATAGCACCTCGACGGGCGCGAGCGTACAGACTACGGCAGACACTAGTCGAATCGGAGTGCTGCTTGATTACGAAAACAAAGGCGAGCAGTATATTTCTGGAAAGCTGATTCAAATTGGCGACAAGAAATTGCTGCTTGATGGCGCTGGAACTGCGGCGGTGACCGACCGATACATAGTGCAAAGCGTTGAGTATTCCGTGCTATCAGTTACGGAATTAAAGCCAGCAGCGACGACCGTTATGTTTGAGCTGCACTTGAGGGTATCATGACATTTACCGCCGACCTGAGCAAATTCTGTACGGAAGAAGCTCCTCAGAAAATGAGCGAGATTGTGCGTAAGGTTGTTATTGAAATCGCTCAAAGAGTAATCACCAGATCGCCAGTCGGTGACCCTGAATTGTGGCTGGCAAAGGTAAACGGCGAGTATGTCGATTTCCTTTCTGTGCGCGATGCTCCCGCTGGTTATGTAGGCGGGCACTTTCGCCACAATTGGCAGTACGGATTTAATGCGGAGCCATCATCTGAGCTGGATGGCGTACAGAACGATGCGCTTTCTCGGCTTAAAAGATCGCTCCCGGTAAAAGCTGGCGGGATGCACTGGATTGTGAACAACACGCCATACGCAGAACGACTTGAAACGGGATGGTCCGGCCAAGCACCGCAGGGAATGGTCGGTCTGACTGAGCTTGAATTCCCGCAGATCGTGAAGGAGATTACTGGATGAGCACAGTCTCTATTCGTGCCGCTTTGGAGACAGCACTGGCAGCAGTATCACCGGCTCTTGCTACAGCGTGGGAGAATGTGAAATTAACACCACCAGTGACCTCGACGGCTTTCCAGACGGCGACGCTGATGTTTGCACAGCCTGACAATACTTCATACGGATCCGGCTACAGGGAGCTTGGCATCTTGCAGGTTGATCTGAATTACCCGGAACAATCTGGCCCTTCGGCGGCTTATACAAGAGCAGAGCTGTTGCGGTCCACGTTTATTAGGGGCGCTACGTTTTCAAGCGGTGGAATTTCTGTTGTAATTGATCGAACGCCGGAAATTATGGCGGGTAGGAATCAAGGTGGGCGATACGTTCTACCTGTTCGCATTCGCTTCTTTGCACAACTTTTTTGAGGATTAAATCATGGCTATAGCTAGTGGGATTTTAAAAGTAAGCTCATTCAAAAAACAGACCGCTTTGGGTAGCGGGTCTACCGGCTCAGGCGGCTCGGAATTGCGCCGGGTAACCAGTATTTTCACCTCTCCGGTAGACACGTTTGAATCGAACGAGATTCAGACTCACCACCAATCTACAGGAGCATCTATCGGCCTACACCGCGCAGTTGGTGCAATCAACGGCGAGCTTTCTGCTTCCACTTATTCGGCTCTGATCGGCTCGATTCTGGAAAAGGATTTTGCTACTGGCGTAAATTCTACGGCGTTGTCTCTGACGTATGGTGGCACAACTGGCGCTTGGACCGTAGCGCGGGCAACAGGCTCATTCCTTACTGACGGGTTCAAGATTGGTGATGTTGTTCGTGCTTCTGGCGGTTCCGTTGCTGCAAACAATACCCGCAACTTCCTGATAACCGCTGTTGTGGCTCTGACCATCACCTTCATTGCGCTTGATAATGCTGCGGTGACCGCTGGCGCTTCGACCACTACTACGCTGACGGTAACTGGCAAAAAGACTTTTGCGCCAAGCACAGGCCACACAAAAGACTACTACACGTTCGAGGAATTTTATTCAGACCTCGTTCGATCAGAGACGTTCAAGGATTGCCGAATTGGTCAGGTTGATGTGAGTCTTCCAGCTACCGGCAATGCAACGATCTCAATCAATGCAGTGGGCTTGTCGCGAACGCTTGGCAGCTCTCAGGTGCTGACAACTCCAACGGCAACCACCACCGGCATCATGAACGCCACGAACGGTGTGATCCTGATTAACGGCACGAAGCAGACCGTTGCTACCGGCATAAATTTCAGCATCTCAAACTCTGCTGAAAATGCCGGGGCAGTAATTGGCTCAAACTTCGGGCAAGATGTAACCACTGGCCGCATCATGGTCAGCGGCACGTTCACCGCTCAGTTTGACTCGGTTACCCTGCAAACTCTTTATGACAACGAAACTGATCTTTCTATCAGCGTTGTTTTGACGGCAGACAATACCGGAACCAGCGACTTTGTTGCGTTCACAATCCCGCTGGTAAAGATTACTGGCGACGCAGCGGATGATGGCGAGAAAGCAATTATTCGTTCCTACACTTTCGTCGGAGAGTACAATGCTGTCGGAGGCACAGGTATAAGCTCCGAGAAAACTATTCTAAGCTGTCAGGATTCCGCAGCTTAAAAACGCGCACCCTGCCCGCCGACCTCACTTTGCCGTGGGGAAGGCGGGAAAGAGCACACACACGGCAAATTGAGGCAATAAAAATGATTTCACTAGATGATCTGAATGCGGTGACTGCTGGCGATACTCCTTTTGAATTTGAATATAAATTCAACAACGGCAAAAGCTCTGGAGTATTCCTGCAAGTGCTTGGCTCTGAATCCGAGAAAGTAGCGATTGAGACCGCCAGCATCATGGCGGCAGAACGGGCGCGAAAGATAGCAACAGAAGCAACCGGCAAGGAATACGAGTTCGATGCCGTAAAGATAGGCAAAGAATTGGCTGCTGTCCGGTTAGTAGGCTGGCGTGGAATCAAAGAAGAATACACGCCGGATAATGCAAAAAAGCTGTGTCTTACTAACCAGATGATTGCCGATCAAATCTTGCAGAAAAGCAATTCGCTGGAAAATTTTATCAAGCTCTGACAGCCGACCTTGTTCGGTGGGTGAAGTCAGAGCGAGCATTAAGTGAGCCGCAAGGTGATGGCGCTACGCTTCGGCAGCACCTGATAAGCCTTGAAGCAAAAACCCGCAAACCGCATGAAATGTTTTCAGGCCGAAAGCCCCTTAGAAGCGACGCGCAATATCTCTGGGGCTGGTGGCTTGAAATGCGATCAGATCAAGGCGCTCAAGGTTCTGTCAATTCACGGTCAATGCAAGATTGGCAATGGCTGACAGGTAACCGGCTCAACATGAAAGAGCGCAAGATTATCCAGATAGTTGAAAACCAGTGGAGAGCCAAAAGTGACTGAAGCAACTCTAATTATTAAAGTCAACTCCACTGAAGTCGATAAGGCTTCTAAGTCTCTGGACCAGCTTTCAGAAGCTGGCGGAAACACTGACAAATCCTCCCAGAAATTAACCAAATCCACCGAAAGTCTTGCGGGCGCAGCTCGCATGGCAATCGGTGCTTTTACGGCGTTGGGCGCGTCGATTTCAATTCGCGAGATTATTCAAGCGTCAGATGCGTGGAAGTCTGCTGAAAACCAGCTTCGGCTTGTTACCACCAGCACAGCGGATCTCGCCAATACTCAAAAGATTTTGATGGGCGTTTCCAACGAAACGCGCTCTTCTTTTGAGTCAACTGCAAACCTGTATTCACGGCTGACCCGTGCAACGTCTGAGATGGGGCTGTCGCAGGCTGAGCTTGTCGACATTACAGAAACAATCAATAAGTCTTTCGCTGTTTCAGGCGCTACAGCAACCGAGGCTGCTGCTGCCATCACACAGTTGAGTCAAGGCTTGGCGGCTGGGGCACTGCGCGGCGATGAATTTAACTCGGTTGCTGAACAAGCGCCGGGTATCATGCAAGCGATTGCAAAAAGCCTGAACATGACCACAGGCGATCTGCGAGCATTCGCGGCAGAGGGCGGGATTACTGCGGAGATCGTCGTTACCGCGCTGCAACAGGCGTCTGATTCGATTGCCGAGGACTTCGGCAAGTCAATGATGACGTTCGGGCAGGCAACGCAGATTGCTAAGAACAACGCGCTGGAGTTTGTGGGTTCCTCTGAGGCGGTTACCAGCGCAACCGAGGCGGCTGGCGCGGCATTGATTATGCTTACTGAAAATCTCGACGCAGTGCTTACTGTCACGCAAGCAATGGCGGTGCTTTATGCTGGAAATTTTCTAGGGTCAATGGTTGCTGCAAAAATAGCAATGGTGGAAAAAACTGCTGCTACTGCTGCTCAAACTACGGCAACAATTTTACAGCTAAGAGCAGAGATTGATCTTACTGCTGCAAACGTCGCATCTACTGCGGCGCAAGTTGCATCTTCTCAAGCTAGAGTTGCAGGGGCACTTGGTAGCGCAGCAAGCCTTGGGGCTGTTAGATCGGCTGAGGTAGCCGCGACTGTTGCTGTAAACGCGCATACTGCGGCGCTCGCTCGATATGAAGCAGTAGCGGTATCAGCTACAGCAACGACTGGAATATTGGCCTCTGCAATAGCATTGGCAGGAGGATGGGTAGGCATTGCTGTAGTCGCATCTTATGCCGTTTATAAACTTGTTGATGCGTACATAGATCACAACAAGGCCGCACAAGAGGTAGAGACTGCGACTTTCCTTGCTCAAAACGGGATTCATTTAGCGGGCGAAGAATTTGCCGATGTTGTCGCAAAAATTGATGCGGCAACGCAATCACTGCGCGAATATGTCGAGGCTGGCGGCGCTCTGTCCGGCATGATCGAGAATGGCAGGCAAGAGGCAGCGCAGAGAGCTAGAGACGCTATCGCGGCGCGTAATGCAACTGATGCTGGTACAGGTGCAATAGAAAATTTTAACGAAAAAACCCTGCTTCAAATTGACGCACTGAAAAACGAACAGCTCGCGCTGCAAATGACAGACCGGGCGCAGGCAATCTTTAATGCCACCTTGAAAGCTCTGGCTAATGGTGCTGCGCCCGATGCTATAGCAAAAATTGCGACTCTGGCTGCACAAAATTATGACCTGAAAGAATCTCAAGATGACGCTAAAGACTCTCTGAAGCAGTGGAATGACTCAATCAAGGAGTATTTGAAAGAGCAAAAGCAAGCTACAGAAGAACAAGCCAAAGCAGAACAGGCGGTACAGGATTCAATCGTAGCACTGGAAAACGAAAACATTGCACTGGGCATGACGGCTCGGGCGCAGGCAATTTTTAATGTTGTGACCGAAGAATACAGCAAGGGAACGGCTCCGGAGCAAATAGCGCGACTTGCCGAATTGACCGCGATCAATTACGACCTCGCAGAGTCCAGCGCCACCACTGGCAAAGCCGCAGCGGATGCGGCAGAAGCTGCAAAGAAATCATGGGAAGCCACTCACGAATACCTCTCTGATGCGTTCGTTGACATCATGGAAAATGGTGGCAATGCTTTCGACAACATCGCAAAAGCGTTTGAGAAGACCGTCAAGCGGATGGTCGCTGAGTGGGCCGCAAGCGGGCTGATGACTTTGTTCACTGGCGGTGGGATGAGTGGGTTTACCATGCCATCCTTTGGCGCAGCTCCTGCAAACCCCGCAGGCAGTTTAATATCATCTGCGACTGGCAGTGCTGGAGGCGTAACATTGGCTGGCGCTGCTGCTGGCGCTGGGCAGTTTGTTGCCGGTGCTGCTGGCACAGCCACAGGCATCGCTGCGGGCACTATGGGGCCACCTACTGCGGCGGCTGCTGCGGGCGCTGGCTCGATGGCGTCAATCGCTGCACTTGCCACAAACCCGGCTACAATCGCAATCGCGGCGGCGCTGGCGCTGGCATATGCCGCCAAGAATGATTTCTTTAAAGACCCGGATAATTACCAGCGATCATTCTCAGGATTCCTTACGGCTCCGACCGCAGGGGCGCAGGGCAGCACATTTGCGGTGGATCCGTTTGCTTCAGGCTTTCAAGCAACAGGAATTGCACGCGGGGCATCTCAAGAAGCGGCCACGGCACAAATTGAGGTATTCCGCCAGCTCGATGCTGCTGGTGCTGAGTTGGTAAAGAAGTTGGGTGGTGTGGTAGACCTGAGCATGGCAACGCTTGCAGGGGTAGGTCAAGAAGGTACAGCGGGCACCTCTGGCACGTTCCTCGGCACTGGCGGGATGACGACTGCCGCTGACATTGCCGCCATGACTGACCTCTACATGACGCAGTTTGCGGACCATATTACCGGCCTCGATGCCGAGCTGCTGAAAGCTGTGCAATCTGCCGGGAGCGCCGAGGAGGTGATGAAGCTGCTCACTGATTCTGTCGCTGAGATTTCGGAGACTGCAAAAACTTCCTCTGCTGAACTGACCAACATGGAGCAAGCAAGAAAGAGCGCCAGCGAGTCAGTGCTGGCGGCGTACAATAGCGGGTTGTCTGAGCTGGACTCTGTAGAAAAAGCATACGAGGCTTTCCAGAAATACGCCGAGCGCGGGCTTACTGCTGAACATATTTCAGATTTCACCGGCTTGATGGAGTCCGAGATCAATGCAGTGATTGCTCGCGGTGCTGCTCGAATTCAGGCAGTGACAAAACCTGCTGCGGTTGACTATGACTTCTGGACTCCAGTGGTCTCAACATTCCAGCAATCAATCCGAGATTCCTTGATAAATAACACGCCAGACAATTCCTATGTCGGGGCTATGGGGCCGCAGTCAAACAACCTTCCTCAAGTTAACCCTTCTATTTCGCTGAATGGTTCATTCGCCAACGGCGTGGATTACGTCGCATTCGATGGCCCTGCTATGCTGCACAGGGGCGAAAAAGTAACCAGCGTCGCAGAGCGAAATACTGACACTATCAACAACCGGCGCATCGCAGAAGAAATGGGCCAGCTCAAGCGAGAAATGCAGGAACAGAAAGTGTACAATCGGCGCACGTTTGAAATTCTTGATCGGTGGGCTGGCTCTAACTTTACGGTGATCGTGTAATGGCTGCATCTGATTTTAAGTTAATCCGACCAATTACTATTGTTGACGCTTTGGTTACGTCAAATAACGTGACAGAAGCCGATGCGACTGAGTGGCTGCCAGCGACCAATTTTTCTACTGGTCAAACCTGTATGGTGACCACCACCACAAATGGTGCCGACGTTGCAACCCACGGGATTTACAAGTCAATTCATGTAGGTACCAATACCAATTATGACCCCACAGACGCAAACGGGGCGCTTTATTGGGAACTGACTGGCTACACGAACGCTTGGAAAATGTTCGACCCTGAATATCAAACACAAACCGTATTTGCGGATACAATTGAAGTTGAATTTACGCCGACCACCGGAGTCAATTCTGTAGCACTCTTGAATGTTAATGCGGCAAGCGCAACAATCCTGCAAGGCACTACCGGCTACACCGAAACCAAGAGCCTTATCAGGCATGGCGTCTTGGGCTGGTACGATTGGTTTTTTGAGTCTCCGGTGCGTGTCGCAGATGTGGTTTTCTCGGATATTCCACCATACATTGGCGAGACTTTAACTGTCACCCTTGATAGCACAGGCTCAGACGCCAAGTGCGGCATCATGGTTATCGGCAAGCAAAAGATTCTCGGCGCTACGCAGTGGGAAGCAAATCGAAGCATTAACGATTACTCACAAGCAATCGAGTCAAGCACAGGAGTGGTATCACTGACGCAGGGCGCGTACTCAAAAAGACTGAATATGGAATTCAAGGTAATTCCCGGATTTGAGTCTGAGGCCACGCGAGTGCTGGAAGAATATCGAGCCACACCGATTGTGTTTGTAGGCTCCGATGAATACGCAATGACGATCATATATGGCTTCTTAGGGTCTTGGGCCGTTCCAATATCAAACACCGGGCGCAATGCGTTTGTTGAAATCAAAGGACTTATTTAATGAGCACAATTTCTGAGATTATCACGGCACTACCACCAAACCCTGACCCGGTTACAGAAACACCGGATGAGTTTGATGCAACGGCAAGTACGTTCGTTGCGGCATTGGGG